ATCCAGGCTTGCCAACATACAGCCCAAAGAAAGCTGCTCCCGCACCTACGATAGTGCTGATGAACGCAGCCTGTGCATTGGTTGGATCGGTTAACGCCATGAACCAAACCGTACTTTGATAAAAAGCATATATGTAGGCAAGCATAATCAGGCGTGGGATTACCCGGAACTTGTCGAGCAATCCCGCCGCTAGATTACACCACGTCGGTGCTTCATCACCAGTATCAGGCACCAAATCAGAAACCAACAGTTCATATTCTTTGGAGGTTTCCCGTACCTTGACTTTATCATTAACGTTTACCACAGCAAATTTCCTATCCAGCTTCGCCGTTTCGGCCAATATCCTTCATTTGCTCTTTTAGCTCGGCAATTTTTTCCCTACGGGTCTCATGCCAAATAGGTACTTCCTTACATCCAAGTTGGCTCAATATCGTTGTGTGAGCCAGAAGAGTGTTCCGTTCAAGAACACGAATACGATCTATGAGACTGATCGTGATGCCGTGTAATTGTTTGATCTCGCCCTGAACCTCGTCCGTCTCATCCTTAATTTCCTGTTTGATCTCCGTGATTTGGGCCCCTAGCGAACCCGTGAGCCATTTTAATAGCCACCAAACCACGAACCCACACGCTGCGGCTAGAGCGACAGGCACACCTACCGTTTCGATAAATTTTGCTAATACATTTGGGCTCATTTTTCATTAACCGCTCTTACGCAACGCATTACTCTTTGGGATTAGCCGCTTTAACTGAAGCCACATGATCTTCCCATGTACCGTGATACATCATATCAAGCTGTTCCCCCCAAGAGCCGTAAGCCCGTCTACGTTTTTCTGCATAATTTGGATAATCAGTATCATCAGTTTCAACAAATTCAGCTTCTCCAGAATCTATTTCCAATATTATACGATTATAATCTGTGTTACCGACTGATATAGGAATACTTTGGTTGGGCATATTATCACTTGTTATCCACTTATAACGTGATTCTCCCGTCGAAGTTCCTTCAGCATTTAATTTATAAACAGTATGTTTTTTATAAGTTTTCATTTTATAACTCCGCTGAATATTCTAAGTACGAGCCAGCGGTTAGGGATACTAGGATATAACCAGAACCAGCAGTTTGAAGACTATTTCCAGTACTGATGATACTGTTCACTCCATCTGTTTCATCCCCTGTTCCACCACCCATTTCAAGCAGATTATTTGGGGTATTTGAACTAGTGCCGCTTACATGACTAAAATGAGCGAGTGAAGAGTATCCAAATGTTGGGTCTGAACGCTGGGCAACTTTGCTGTTTAACACATATGCGACCTGTGTCGTACTTTCATTTTCTCCAGCACCTACAACCTGACCATTCGCACCAAACGTAATACGTTGGTAATAGCGTTTGCATTTAAATAGTGTCGTCCCGTAATCTTCATGTGCAAAATCTGTCCCAACGCTGCCAACTTCTAGCTGGACTCCTGCAATCAGAAAGTTGTTGGATGTGTTATCCAGCAAGTTCTGCTGGTTGCTTGTAGACCACAGTTGCCCACCTTCCCAAGTGTCTGCTGATGTCACTTGAGTTGCGCTGCCAATTACAAGTGGAAAAACAACGGCCATCCCTTCACCGGTATCATTGTTGATCGTTCCACCAGTATCGCCAGCAAAAGTAACTTCAACATCTTCCCATGTATTGGCAGAGGTAACAGTAAACTCCGTAGCAATTGAACGAACACCATCCACACAATATAAAGCAACACAGTGCGTACCTGTCTTTGGTGAACTGACCTTGAAAGAAAGGGTCAGAGTTTTCGCCCCCGCTGCGCCATAATCAAGGTGTTGCAGATTTTGAGCTTCAATACGCTGTTGAACAGTATGTCGGTCACCTGACGCTGGACTGCCATTAATTGTTGTGCAATCAACCTTCAGGCAGTAACCGAAGCCAGCGGGTGCAGACGCTGTATCTTGTGTAATTGTAACCACACCAGCGCCAGTGTTCTTTGTGAACATCCAGCGATCCATCGTATAGTCCATGCTCGACGGAGCAGCAAATGACGCACCTCTTTGTGACACATTGAAACCGCCGTTGATGAGCAAATTCTTCGATCCACCGGGAATAGGATTGCTGCCAAACCGGAACCGCTCCGTGCCGCCAGTGACCATGCCAATGGTATCTGCTGCTGGGAAATAAATACCGCTATCCGCTGATGCCGTGCTACTGGTAATGGCCGGAGCCCCCACACTTCCATCACCAACAGTCGCTTGGGAGCTAGCCAGCGCCGTGAACGCTGCCGCAGCCGTTGTGGCTCCCGTACCGCCTTTAGCCACAGTAACGGTTTCCCCCAGCTTCACCACGGTCACGGCACCGTCAGCTAGTTTTCCCGTGCTAACAGATCCGTCGCTGGGAACGCCAATATCAAGCTGCTGCCCTAACAACACGCCAAAGAAGGTGTCGGTCGAAGCGGGGGCCGTGGTGAATATGATGGTGGTACCGCTTATCGTGAAATCGGTTGCTGGCTCTTGGATAACGCCGTTTATGCTGATTATCAAGGCTTCTGCCCGTACCGGTGTAACCGCAGTTCCAGAGTTAACCAGTAAATTAAAGGTGGTCGTGGAGCCGTCAAAACTTCCTGATATATCATCCAGGGAGTTGTAGTTTCCGGTTACGGGATCTTTACCTATGTATGGCATAAATCATTCCTTTATTTCAGGGCATTAGGAACGTATGCACTGATATCGTCGGTGTTTTCCAGCGTAGCCAGTTTTGCTTGGGCTTCAATGGGCACATCACGAAGCACCTTTTTCTCCACGGCGACTTGAGCTTTGGTGTGGCCTATTGGATGTACCCCCTCGTCTGCCATTTGATATTCGACGTCAAGCTCTTTTAGTTTCCCGTTACGAACACCACGGATTTGTTCCAGCCGTTCTGTGCGGGCTTTGGGTAGACGCCATTCGTGGGTCTTCAAGTCTTCGGCAGTGACCTCGACCATCAGCGTATCGGCATCTGGTACGATTTCCGGTGTGACTTCATTGCCGTCAATATCACGTTCAGCGGGGATGGTAGCAGCCTCTACGGCCTCTGCGATGATCCCGCTGACTGATCCGGCGTCACCTACTACGGTAACCGTGCCGTCTGCGTTAACGATTAGTTCATTCATTTTATTCATTCTCCAGTTCGCCAAAGAAGACCACATAGTTTCCAGTAGCATCATATGCAGAACTGGCATTATCCCTGACCTTTACGGTAGTTGAACCTGCCAACACGTTTGCGGCATCGGCCCCCATGATAGCATCGTCTGGGGCCATACCGACTACGGCATAATTCGCAGACTTGAACGGCACTCCAAAATTTATTGTCCACAATCCTGCGCCACCATCGGTGATACTTTTAACATTGTAGCTGCCATTTATTGTACCTGAACTGGCCATGCTGAATCTGATCCACGCCTTCGCCTTCGACAGATCAGGACCGGCTGGCAGATCACTAGCCAACCCCCGCACCATCTCGTTGACCTGCCGTTGATCAACTGCTGGGGCAGTGACGTATGCATTGGCACTGTTCTGTTCAGCCCGTAGGTCGCCCCAGAGCTTACCCTTTTCGGATGAGCCAGAATTAACAGTGGGTTTGCTGTCTACCACCAGACCATCAAAGATCGTGATGGCGTCTGTCTGAGTTACCAGAACCTTACCTGTCAGCGGATCAACATCAACATCCAGCACTGCGTCCGTGCTGCCGGATTGCAGCAGACATTCGGCAGAGGCGACGAACATGCCTTTTTCTGCATCGTACATCTGGCGGATTTGAGTGGCGGATGGGGCGGTGGCTGATAGACGTGCTAGTGCCAATGTTGACGCAGCGGCAGAGGAACCCGATCCAGATGGATCGATCCCGATACCGAAAGGTAGATTACCGCTGTCAGATACGGAACCGGAATCTGTTGTATTAGAGTTTTTCAACACACCATCAAGATAAGCATAGCGTTCAGTTGAACTTACTCTAACGAAATCTGCTTTATGCCATACACTATCATCGTTAACACCAGTCAGAAAAGTCTCTACAGAAGCAGTTGCGCCATCATCTAAACAATTAAGTTGCCCGTCAGCTTGTAGAAGAATGCCAAAGCGTACTGTATTTCCGCTGTTAGCAAAACCGAACAATCTCGACGTTCCGCTTTCTCCAGTTGATTTGAACCAAATGGACATATACGCTGACCCAGTTCCGATAACGTCCCAATCAGCATCAGAGGCTCTGGTTAAATTATTTGAATCACTAAACCCGCTATACCCCATCAACTCCGCACCAGATGCAACAGCCGCTTCGGTGACCGTGCCGTTTTCGGTGAGGGTGTTGGCCTTGTAGCTGCGATCTGTTGTTGCGCTGTTGGCCAGCCATGCGCCACGAATGTCGCCAACCATGTAGCCGGTGTTGTAGGTGCGGTCAATTGTTACGGTAGCAGCCGAGGGCGTGGTGGCCCCGGTGCCGGACAAACCATTGAATTTAGCAAGTCCAAGGCCGCTTGCGCTGGCATTAGCTAAAAAATCCCCTTGCATCGACATGGCATTTTCAGCATCAAAGGTGTAAGGAAAATCGTTGATGATGAGTACCGTGCCAGCCCAGCCGTCAGCAATGGTAGCATCAATCGGTCCGCTTGATATAACTGCATTGATATCTGAACGAGAAATAAGTATTTTCCCACCGGAGATCACACAACCTTCACCAGTGCCATTATTATCCCAAACATTACCGTCATATTTGATTAGAGAACCGCAACGAGAACCAGTTCCGTAACTGACGCCAAAACAGGGCATCGGTCCACCAGTGCGTGGGTCCAACGGCGGTTGATCCGACAATCCAGCGCACACATACACTACGTCATTGTCTGCCAGTACCGGTAATGTACTGGTCGATAAACTTTTCGGATATCCCGCCGTCCGTTCTGCCCAGCTACCGCTATGTGGATCAATAATGCTAGTGCCGTCTTCGCTTCCTACAATAATGTAGCCCATACATGCTGCCACTGATGTTGGCGTTGCATCGCCGGATAGTGTTACGGTTCCTAAAGGCGTAGTCGATGGTGCACCAGCAGACTGCTCGGTTAAATCCCAAATGTTAACTTGGGTATCTGCGCCAGCATCTTCGATGGTAACAAGCATCAAGCTGCTGTATAGCGACTCCACGCCCCATTTGCCATTCCACGATTTACCATCGACAGACGGACCGAAAATGGCCTGATCAACGAATGTCGCATTGGTTTCCAATACGCCGCTAAAGGAATCCGAAAGGGCGAGGCCAGCAACGGGTATCTTGGTTACAGACATGCTTTATTCCTTTTTTCATTATCACCGAACCAACCATTCCTCAACGTCATCGCTGACATCTCGCATTTTGATCCAGCGGTCACCGGTAGGCTGGCCTTTTTTCATGCGTAATTTGCCCATCAGCCCAACAGTATCCCACTCTGGTCGATCCTTTCGTGAAACGTAGGTCTCAACTGGATCGCCGTTTTCGTGAAACTCTGTCGGCGCAATCCAATCGGGATTGACAATGCGGCGCTCTATCATCACGGCTTCAACATCAGCCGGGGGCGTCAAGCCTTCCGGCAGATCATCTTGGGCATGAGAGTGAAACTCTCCGTCATCGTCAGTCCATGAATAGGTGGGGTGTTCCTCTTGGAGATATCTGCCAAAATCATCACGCAGATGCTTGCCCCGCCATTTGCTCCAAGCGGTGTCGCCGACGACCACAGGATTTCCAGAAACGACACCGATAATTGTTGCGGCAGCATCATCCCCCGTTGCAGCACGGATCAAATCCCCCTCCAAAACAACGCTGATGCCTACACGGTCTTCACTATCAGGATTGCCATCCTGCCACTCAAAATATTCTGCATAGTCTGCGCCACTGCCACTCCAGCTGCCGTCGCAGTAGCCGTTTCCGTCACCTTGGAGGTCAAACTCTCTGTCCCCGTTCTGGATAGCTTGAAGGAAGTGGTAATTGCTACTCGCCGCACGGCTAGCGTGCAAGCAAAGAACGGCTTGCCAAGAGGAGCCATAGGTGGCGTGAGTGGCAAACCCCTGCAGAGAATTTGCCGCATCCCCCGCAACCGTGCCGTATATGGCGGCACCCCCTGCGCCATCAGAGTGGGTATTCGCTGCGACTATGTTATGCGCTCCGTTCCCATTCATGGTGAAATAATTGGCGCTCGAACTAGCGTGATCGACAGTCACGCTCAAGCCAACGTAACCGGCTACCGGGGCAGCACCAATGCCCACTGCCCCAGAAGCATTAATGTCTATTCTCTTGGTACCAGCAGTGGCTAAAGCGATGTTGTTTGTGCCAATGCGGTAGAGTCCATTGTCTGTATCGTCGGCAAAGGCTAATCCCGGCGCACCAACAGCACCATCGTCAGCAAGGATCACGTCGCCGGACGCAAAGCCACCAGCCGCTGCCCACGTCAAGCCGCCAGAATCACCCGACTGTTTACTCAGGAATTGTCCGTTGCTACCAGAGTTTGATATATGCAGATTATCTTCATCAACACTTTCAGAACTCATATGTGCTAGATCAACTGCACCAGCAGCAATCTCTGAACTGTCAACTGCATTTGCAGCAATCTTCGCCGCTGTAACAGCATCATCCTCAATGTCTGAGGTGGCTATAATGGAATTAGCGGGTGCGGGTCCAAGATATGCCATTAAGTAATCTCCAAAAGGCTCACCGAAATATCACACGCCGCGCTGGCTGTGAGCTTCAAAATATCCGTAGTCTGCATCACGATTTTATTGCCGCCCAAAAGCTCTAGCGAAGAACCCGCCGGTATGGGGGCATTTGTAATCAGTTCAACATCCTGATTAGTTTCCGTATCAGAGGTGTCTGAGCTTAACGTCACAGTGGCCGTGATGGAACCGGTTGTCGTATTCCCAAGCATACAACCAATTATAATAGCATCCGTGCTGCTCGGAACTGTGTAAATGGTGGCTATCGTTGTGACACCCGCCTTAGTTTTTACCTTGAAAGTATTCGCCATCGTCTCATCCTAACGCTATTGCCATGGCCACAGGATCCGTTATTCCAAGACTTGTTCTAGCTGCCGCCGCTGTCGAAGCTCCTGTGCCTCCGTCAGCGATTGCCAAATCAGTGATGCCGGTTATAACACCGCCGGTTATCTTTGGGGCGCTCATGGTTAATGTATCGGTAATACTGATGACGGCGGCACCACTACCCGCCCCATCACAATAAACAAGGTTAGCAAAACCATTCGGCACGGTTATGTTCGCCCCGCTACCTTGGCTTAAAATGACAGAGTACGGACCACCTGAACCGGAATCAGTAGTGGCGTTTACAACCGCGAAGAACACCCCCGTCGTATTTGGAGCAATAGTGACTGTGTTGTTAGCGCCTAACGCTCCGGTAAACTTTAAAACTCGGTACATGCCGTCCTGGAGATTTTCAGTACCAGATCCAGGGGAAGCTTCTCTTACCGTGAGGGTGTGTGTAGTGCCCGTCAGAGCAACTGACTTGTACGCGACAATGCGGTCAAAAATGTCAAGGTTGAAATTGGTCGTATCGCCCCATGTGCCCGATTGTTCACCTGTGGCAATTTCCTCAATCCCAAGATTTGTCGTATATGAACTTGGCATTTACTGCCCCCTATGCCGCAATATCGGTCCAGTTAGGCGTTTGTGTCTTTGATACATCACTATAACTCGGCGTTTGTGTTGTTGATACAGCACTCCAACTCGCTGTCTGACTTGCATCGATCTCCGTCCACACTAGCACAGTTCCTACCGCCGTTGTAGCACCAACTCCTGTCGCAAAAACCGTAACTCCTGCACTTGCCACTACACTTCCAACTGCGCTAGTGCCAGCTACGCCAGTAACCGCCACATTAGCGGTTCCTGTTACTGTTACACTTCCAACGGCACCAGTGGCGGCTAAACCAGTAACCGCTATATTAGCATCTGCGGATACTGTCACACTTCCAACTGCGCCCGTACCCGCTAGACCAGTAACCGATAAGATTTGATCCGTGGTTACCGTTACACTTCCGATTTCACCCGTACACGCTAAACCAGTCTCAGTTATAACTTGGTCTGTAGATACAGCTACGGAATTAACCGAACCTGTTGCAGCTACACCCGTAACCTCAACCGGAAGAGCACTACCCCAAGTACCGGCTCCCCAAGTAGATCGCCCCCAACCGGTTTGAGTCGCCATCAGCTAACCGTTACGCGATTCGAATAATTGCGTTACTCGAATCCGCCGCTGGAAATTGAACGGTGAAGTCCCCGGAGCTAGAACTCTTATCGGCACCAAAATCCAAAACAACTACCGCAGGATTAGTTAAAGAAATAGAAGTAGTATTTGGCGTCGTATTATAGATCAGAGCACCACGCGCCGTGATGGTTGAAGAACTCCATGTAGAGTCGTCAAAGTCCAAAAATGCGGTTGTGCTAGATGTGGTCGGGTCTACTGAGTTAAGGGTATTACCGCCTGAAGAATAGCCCCCGCTAGCAGCTACTTCATTAGTCGCAGAAAATGCCGTAGTAGTGGCGCTCATGGTGGCGCTACTCGTATATAGCGCCAATTTGAACGTATCTCCTGTGGAGGTATCAAAATCATGCGCGCCAAAAAGCAACTCTTTCTTAAAGCTTGTTGCCATTGCTTGTGTTATAGCCATGTCATAGTCTCCTGATCAGATCAGCTAGCTCGGGATGCCCCGCATCCTTTAAAGCATTATATATCGTAGTTCGATCACTTTGGATAGCCTGTTGCATATAAACAACTAAAAGGTGTTGAATACGTGCTCTAAAAGCAACCGCTTGGTCATGTATCGCAGGATGAGAATCAGGTGAAATAGATATAAGCTCCTTTACACATCGCTCTGCAATTTCTTCTGGCGTAAAACCACGATCCTTAGTTGTATGCACCAACACATTGAAATCCGCAGGCATTTCCATTGCAGCAATAGTCATCACTGCACCTCGCGCCTTACACGATCATAACGATACTCATCACGGGTCTGCTGCGATTCTCCTAGATTCTTCAGGAATACGAGAGCTTCCTGGTATCTGTCGTTATAGAATTTCAGGACATCCGCCTCACCCTTCATAAAGGTATATGCCTCGACTAAGGAGCCATACAGCAACGCTAATTCCGCGTTGTCCCCTAAATAAGAGGTTCCGTCACCGGACGTGGTAATAGATGTTGGGCGGAAATAATAGTGCAATTCTGCCGTAAAACCTGCATTAGGAGTGGGCGCTAAGAGGAAAGACGCTTCGTCCCAACTACCGTAGTACTTAGGAACACCGGTCGTGCCGGGGTTTGGCGTGAAGTCCTGCAAAAAGGTTATTTGTTTATATAACAAAAACTCGTTGGAGGATGAGTTGACCACGCTTAATGAGAAGGGAGCCAAAAAATCTGATGGCTTGGATAGAAATTTTACGCCTGAAGATATGGTCCCGGTCTGATTGCGTCGAAAAACGTCAAGTTGACACTCCTTGAAGATGCGCTCTTCCGCATTCAAGATAAACCGGGGCAATTGTGTGACGAACGTTGCCTCGGTATTTTCCGTATAATCCTGTATCGCTGTTTTCAGCGTGGTAAATGTAAATGCCATATCACGCCTCTACCGTTACAGGGCCCGCAGATGCGGGAAACCCGC